TTTGCTGGCCAGCAAGAATTGATGAGCCAATTTGGTTTACAGAATTTGAGTGAGGCAACCTTTGTCGTAAGTAAGAATCGTTTTCAAGATAAGACTAAACAGATTACAATAGAGAGTGGAACAGACACTTCTTCATCTGGAGCAATTGAGATGGAGAGTGGAACGCTAACAACGCTAGACGGCGGGTTTCTTATTTCAGAGGCAGATGTTTCTGATTCCGACAGACCCCTAGAAGGCGATGCAATCTACCACCCTATCTTAAAGAAATTATTTGAGATCAACTTTGTGGATCATGACGATCCTTTCAATCAATTAGACAACAACCCTGTATATAAAATGCGTTGTCGTTTATATGAATACAGTTCAGAAGCACTGGATACTGGTATATCTGCAATTGATGCTATCGAAGATGCCTTGTCTACTGACACCCTTGGTTATCAAATTTCATTAGAACAAACTACTGCTCAGAATGAACCATTCAGATTAGAATTATTTGCTGATAATGGTTTGATTGCAGATGAGGATGGCGATAATATTATAGGTGAGGATGACTCAACTTCAGTTGGTGAGAGTATTCTTATGGAACACAATATCGATACTGGTCATGGAGGCTGGTTAATTTCAGAGGACTATATAATAGGAACAGGTGGTGTAAACACTAATAGTGTAGATAAGTCTGCACAAAATGAATTATTTGACGAATTGGATGATACGATCTTAGACTTCTCTGAGAAAAATCCATTCGGTGATGCTGGGAGTAGTTAATTATGTTAGGACAACAATTTTATCACGAAACAATTCGAAAAGTGGTTATCGCTTTTGGAAGCATGTTTAACGATATACATTTAGTACGAAAAGACAACGAAGGAAACATTGCACAGTCAATGAAGGTTCCCTTGGCTTATGGCCCAAGACAAAAGTTTCTGGTTAGGTTGCGAGAAGACGCAGACCTTACGAAACAAGTTGCTGTTACGTTGCCTCGTATTGGTTTCGAGATTAAAGGTCTGACTTATGATCCTGCTCGTAAACTAAACCGTGTACAACAGTTTAAGAAAGTTAAGAGTGGCGCTTCTAAGCAACTCGACACACAGTATATGCCTGTGCCTTATAATATTGAATTTGATTTGTATATCATGGCAAAGCAATCTGATGATGCTCTACAAATTGTAGAACAGATTTTACCTTACTTTCAACCAGACTATACGGTAACTATTAATGACAATACTGATATGGGAATCAAACGAGATGTGCCCGTAGTGTTGGGTGGTATTACGTATGAAGATACTTATCAAGGCGAGTTTGAGAGTAGACAGACTTTAATCTACTCTTTGCAAATGACTGCTAAGTTCTATCTCTACGGGCCAGTCACTTCCACTAAGGTTATCAAAACTGTTCAGGCAGATTCATTCGCTGACATGCCAGATAAGACACCTACTAGGGAACAAAGATATACGGTTAGTCCAAAACCTGCTACTGCTAATGCAGAAGATGATTTTGGTTTTAACGAATCTAGTTCATTCTTCCAAGATGCGAAGTCCTATGATCCAGAAAGTGGAACCGACAAGTAATGTCTTCTGATCCGATAGGTGAAGCTCTTGGTGTAGTCGAAGAGATTACTAAAGAAGTTGAGGTAATCGGCCCAACTTCTAGATATCCAGCGGAGCTTACAGATGGAAATGATGATGACATCGAAGCAGATTATGTTCATCAAAGAAAGATGTTTTATGCTTTGGTCGAGAAAGGGAGTGCCGCAATTGATGGAATACTCATGCTTGCTAAAGAAGGCGAACACCCCAGAGCGTACGAAGTAGCGGGACAACTGATAAAGAATGTTGCAGAAGTAACAGAGAAATTAGGCGATCTTCAAGAGAAAATGAAGAAACTAAAAGAGGTTCCAGGCAATGCGCCGAAGAACGTCACAAATGCCCTATTTGTAGGGTCAACTGCTGAATTGCAGAAAATGTTAAAAGGAAAGTGATAATTATGAGTTTTTTAAAACCAGCATGGTTCGAAAAGTTTCCAAGGACAATTGCTAAGTGCATAACTTGGAGAAGTTGGATGATGATTACCAATAGCGTTATAGGTTGGATCGTCACAGGAGATTGGCTAAAGGGTCTAGCAGTAGGTTTAATGGCACTAGTCATTAACAGTATTTTGTATATCCTACACGAAAGGCTCTGGAATCGTTGTGATTGGAAGAAAGTTTCTTCTGATACAGATGATATCCTATTATAAATAGATACAGATATAAAGGGAGACTCACATGAAAACCATTCGTTGGGTGCTAGCACACGAACCTATTGAATTATTTCTTAGGGCTGCAAAACATTTTAAAGCAACTATGGAAGAGAAGATGCCGGGCGCTATTAACTTGGAAATCTTAACTCTATCAGAATATGCCGAGAAGTACAAGCCTGGCGAGAAGATCACAAAACACGATCTTCTTCAATTGATGGAGGACGGTGAGATAGAAATGTCTCAGATGTATACTTCTACTCTTGGACGTACTCACGCAAAAGATATGTGGGCCCTAGATATGCCGTTCATCTTTAAAGATCACGATCACGCAAAAGAAGTGCTTGAGGGTGATATCGGCAAGTCTCTCCTTGCTGGTCTTAATAAGAACAGTAATGTTCAAGGCCTTGCGTTTACCTACTCTGGTGGATTTCGAATGATCCCTGCTAACGTAGAACTACACAAGATTGAAGACTTTGAAGGTCAGAAGTTGCGTTGCAACAAATCTCCTATCGCAGAAGAAACTCTTAGTGCTGTTGGTGCTGTCCCTGTTCCTATGGAACTTGAGCAGATCAACGAAGGTGTACAGGGTGATATCATTGTTGGTGGTGAGTCTACTTATCCCCGTTTCTATGGTTTGAAACAGAATGAGTTCATGGACACAATCAACGATGCAGAACATTCATTGTTCCTTACTACAATTCTTGTTGCTAAGGATTTCTGGAACACTCTTGATCTTGAGCTGCAAACCGAAATTGAAGATGCATCTTTTGATGCAGCTAGGGCAGAACGTGTCTGGTCTGTAGAAGACATTGACATTGTTAAGTCCAAATGTGAGAAAGATACCATTAAGGTAGTCACCATGTCTGATAAGGAACGTCTGCGTTTCAAAGAGGCAACTGAGTATATGTATGAAAAATATGATGATATGTTTACGCCAGGGCTACTTCAAAGTATCAAATATGATGCATGAAAATAATTAATCACTGTTCTCTAACAAGAACATACGGAATACGTCCAGAACTAAAACTTTATAATCCTTTAGATTTAGAGGATATTTCTGGCTATGAATCCACTCATATTGGGGAACTGTTCAACAACTTCATCTATGGTTTAGGTGTGTTGGTTGAAACAGATGCCCCGTATGATAGACTTGGTAGAGACAACAATCTCAACGTAGATTTCGATCCTATCCCAAAAATCCCAAATAACTGGAATAGAGAATTCGGAGATATATGTGACCAGAGAGCTCAAGAGTTATGGGCCCTGGGAAAACCTATTCGATGTTGGTGGTCTGGTGGTATAGACAGCACCACAACTCTTACTGCTCTTATACGAACTAAGAAACCAGAAGACACGCTTAGTATCTGGATGAGCAAACAATCTGTTGAAGAAAATCCTACCTACTACGAAAAAATAAAGAACTTGAATATAGAGTGGGCTACTAAGGAAACTCTACTAGCAAAGAAATCTCTGTGGAATGGTAAGGTGTTAAATGTCAACGGTGAGTGTGGTGATCCTATGTACGGAACATTCGTCATTGAAAAACACATAGAAGAACTAGATGATCACTGGCACACATTTCTAGACTTTGAAGATGTAAACTTCATATACAAAGACAGTCCCATGAGAGGACGCTTCATGGATTATCTTGAGGAACATATCACTCATTGTCCATTTGAGATTAAAAATCCTTTTGATATCGCATGGTGGTTAGCGTTTACAACCAAGTGGCAGTGGATAGAACGCCGTTGGTTTGGATTCCTAGAAGACCCATCTGGATATAAAAATCTGGTTGCTTTCTTCAACGATCCAGAGTTTCAGATATGGAGTATGACTAATCATCATTTGAAGCATAAGGGAACGTACAAAACATACAAGTGGCCTTCTAAAAAGTACATCTATGATTTTAATCCAGATTCAAATTACTTGATGAATAAGACAAAAGAAAAAAGTTTACCTAAGACTATGGGGAGCTTTAAAACCTTTCCTTTTAGAAACCAGAATAGAGTTGTATTTGATAACGGTGACTATTATCCGTTTGGAGATGATGGAGAGATATTCCCTATCATGCCAACAGACGTACCAAAATGGGATTTATTTAATAAGCCAGTTTGGGATAGATACAAGACTATGGAACCTATTCGCATAAATAGTTAAAATAGGAGAAGAGAGATGCACGAATATGCTTGTAAAGTTGTACACATTGTAGACGGAGACACCGTAGATGTGGACATTGATTTGGGCTTTGGAATTTGGATGAAGAAAGAACGTATTCGATTGTTCGGCATTGATACTCCAGAATCTAGGACTAGAGATTTAGAAGAAAAGAAATATGGGTATGCTGCGAAAGATTACTTAACTGGCATGCTCGATGATGAGTTGATTATGTTGAAAACTCATAAGGATAAAGCTGGAAAGTACGGACGCATCCTTGGTGAGTTGTGGCGTACTACTGACTTTGCAGACCAATCCATTAACGAATACATGATTGAGAAACATCATGCAGTACGGTATATGGGACAATCAAAAGATGATATTGCTGAAGAGCATATTAAAAACAGAGAGTTTATAACGATAAAATGAATGACACCGTATATCTTGGTAATCCAAATCTCAAGAGGGCTAATGTCACTCAAGAGTGGACTAAGGAAGAATTAGAACAATACGCTTTGTGTATGGAAGACCCAGCGTATTTTATTATGAATTACATTAAGATTGTATCTCTTGATGAAGGTCTAGTGCCTTTCAAGATGTACGACTTTCAGAAGGATATGGTAGGTACTTTTCATAGTAATCGTTTTACTATCTGTAAATTACCTCGGCAATCTGGTAAGTCCACAACCATTATTGCTTATCTCCTTCATTATGTTTTGTTTAATGATTCTGTGAATGTTGCTATACTTGCGAACAAGGCGGCTGTTGCCCGTGATTTACTATCACGATTACAACTCGCTTACGAACATTTACCCAAGTGGTTACAACAAGGAGTAATGTCATGGAACAAAGGAAGTCTAGAGCTTGAGAATGGTTCTAAGATTTTGGCGTCTTCTACTTCTGCTAGTGCGGTGCGTGGCGGGTCTTATAATATTATTTTCCTTGATGAGTTTGCTTACGTTCCCGCTAATGTGGCTGAACAATTCTTCAGCTCCGTCTATCCCACCATCTCCTCTGGTAAAACCTCAAAGGTGATGATCGTTTCCACCCCACATGGAATGAATATGTTTTATAAAATGTGGACGGATGCAGAAGAAGGCCGCAACAGTTATGTACCGATAGAGGTTCATTGGAGCGAAGTGCCAGGGCGTGATGAAGCATGGAAAAAAGAAACTATCAAGAATACCTCAGAGTCACAGTTTAATACTGAGTTTGAGTGTGAATTCCTTGGTTCTATTGATACGCTTATATCCTCTAGAAAGTTGAAGACCCTTGCATATGTACAACCCGCTCAATCTAATGCTGGGTTCGATGTGTACGAAAAACCTATTGAAGATCACACGTATATGTTAACAGCAGACGTTTCACGTGGCACATCTCTAGATTACTCAGCTTTTGTTATGTTTGATATAACTGAGGTTCCATTTAAAATTGTTGCAAAGTACAGAGATAACGAAATAAAACCCCTTCTATTCCCAGCGAAGATATACGATGCTGCTAGGGCATACAACACAGCATACGTTTTGATTGAAGTAAATGACATTGGAGAACAGGTTGCAAACACTATGCAGTTTGACTTGGAGTATGACAACCTTGTTATGGCTAGTATGCGTGGGCGAGCGGGACAGGTACTTGGAGGTGGCTTCTCTGGTGGTAAAGCACAATTAGGGGTAAGAACCACAAAGGCGACAAAAAAGGTTGGTTGTTCTAATCTTAAACAGTTAGTCGAAGATGACAAGCTCATAGTTCAAGATTTAGAAATAATTAGTGAACTGTCTACGTTTATTGTGAAGGGATCATCTCACGAAGCAGATG